AGGGATCCAAGGAACATGGACAACATCGTCGCCAAGAGAGGCGCCCTGTTCATGGTGGACCTGAAGCATTTCGTGCAGGAGAAAGGATACACGGTTGCTCACATCAAGACGGACTCGATCAAGATCCCGAACGCCGACGATCGCATCATATCGGAGGTCTTCGAGTTCGGCCGGCGCTACGGCTACGTATTCGAGCACGAGGCCACTTACGATCGCATGCTGCTCGCCAATGATGCTGTGTACATCGCCCACAACAAGGACGGATGGCACGCCACCGGGAAGCAGTTCCAGGAGCCGCTCGTGTTCAAGACCGTGTTCTCAGGAGATCCTCTTGATCTCGAGGATGTTGCCCAGACACGATCGGTTACTACTCGCATGTTCCTCGAGTTCGGGGAGGATGACCGGAAATTCGTCGGGCGCGTCGGGAGCTTCCTTCCGGTTGATCCAGGAACTCCCGGAGCGGGTCGACTGGTACGAGAGAATCACAGAACTGACAAGGAGGGCAATGAGCTCATTTCCTACGGCGATGTCAGCGGTTGCAAGGGTTATCGCTGGCTGGACTACGAGGACGTCCAGGGAGACTGGCGCGACGTGTACGACGATCGATACGGCAGGCAGCTCGTTGATGCTGCCCTGGACCAGATCCGGAAGTGGACGGATGTCGACGCCTTCCTGACGGTATGAATCGCGAGACGGGCAGGGCATATAATGAGACCCCCATCAGAAAGGAACTGACCATGTCCTGCCCCTCCGTCGCCCAGCAGTACGTCCTCACTCACCTCGCCGAGATGGGTGTTGGCCTCGCCGTTGCCACGTTCGCCTACTACGCGACACGCGACTTCTGCGTCCAGCACCGTCCCGACGCCACGAACGAGGACATGCTCGCTATGGCCAAGAACATCAGTGACACCTTCACCACCAACTGAATACCTCACCCCTAGAACCCAACACGGGTTCTAGGTTTCTCGAAAGGAACGAACAATGACCGAGTCAGTCTACGACGGCGCCCAGACCGCTGCCGATATCCTCTACGGCTACCGCAGCTACCTGAGGACCGAGATGCTCAATCTCACGAACGGGGAGATCGAGGATCTGATCAAGAAGCTCGAGAAGTGCGCTGACAGCAGCCACGGCCCTAGGAGACACGATGAGGTCAAGGGTCTCATCGATATCTGCCGTACCGAGCTCGATGAGCGGGATCTCGTACACTGCCTTGTGGAGGCGGGTCTCATAGTCGGCATCACCAACGTCGACGTCATTTCCGAGAACGACGTCCCGAAGGAGGACTGAGATGATCTGCGAGAAGGACGTCGAGGACGGTAAGGCCTTCTGGGCGGCCGCCGTTGCCTCCCGGGTTATCCTACCGAATGGGGAAGAGGCTGAGCGGAAGACCTATAAGGTCTCCGGATGGTATCTCCTCGACACGGATGATGAGTACTGGCTCTACTTCGTCGAGGACATCCATCACGTCAATTACGCCATGGGTGCTCGGATGGTCGCATATCCTATGAAGGAGCCCTATGCAATCTACGACAAGTCGAAGTACGAGTACAGGTACAAGCTCGGAAGTGACACTATCGTTATCGAGGAGAAGCCGAAGGCGGAGAAGGACGCATTTCTCAAGGTCTTCCGTCAGGGCAAGTGCGGCATTGTTTCGCTACTGTGTAATCTTGAGAAGCATCTCAAGGATTTCGACGAGGAGGGGCTGACCGCACTCCAGTACGAGCTCGACATGTTCCGTGAGGACTTCGATGATTTCCTCACTCCCGAGCAGGTCGCGTGGTTCAACCAGCTGTACGACGCCGTCGCATCCGAGCTCGACGCCCGCTGGCTGCTGAAGAAGCTCGAGGAGCGCCGTATTGTCAAGATCAAGAGGAGTAACTGATGCTGCAACCCAAGCCCATCCCGGAAGAGCAGAGTCGAGCCATTCTTGATCAGTTCTACGAGATCGACGACATGGCCAACCAGATATCCCAGCACCTGGACTACCTCGAGTTCCTCCTCGAGAAGGCCGGGGTTCTGAAGGACAGGGCCAAGAACCACTACACGAAGCATGACTGGCAGCACATGCGATAGGAGGTACAGACTCTACTCGCCGCCTCATATCGTCGACCAGGTACTCACTCAAGTATACACCCCCATAGAGAGGAACGAACCGTGCCATCGAACACCTACACCATCAAGAACGCCAAGCTCCTCTTCCGCAACTTCGCGGGAGTCCAGGACCGCTTCGGCAACTCCGCCCGTACCTTCTGTACCATCATCCCGGACGACGCCGTCGAGGACTTCCAGCGGGAGGGATTCAACATCAAGACCCTGAAGCCCCGTGACGAGACGGAGGAACCCCTGCCCTTCATCAAGGTCAAGGTCAACTTCGGAGGCCGTCCGCCCAAGCTCGTGTCCATCCTGGGCAAGACTCGTACCCTGCTGAATGAGCAGACGGTCGGGGCCCTCGATTTCGCCGACCTCGAGCGGGCCGATATCGCCATCCGCCCCTACCACGGTCGGACTCGTGCCGGTGTGGAGTTCTGCTCGGCATATCTGGACAAGGGCTTCTTCACCATCGTGGAGGACGAGCTCGAGGCCATGTACGCCGAGGAAGAGGATGACGAGGAGGTGCCGTTCTGATGGGGCCGTCCGACTTGCAGGTCAGGCTTATCAAGCCCAGACCGCGCATATTCGAGGCGGTGTTCGTCGCAGAGGACAACCTCGAGGCCGTCAAGCAGTGGGTCGCCAAGGACTGCTTCGTGGAGTCCTATCTCGAGTTCCGAAACGGTTGCTGGGTCGTCAAGAGAAGCTCTGGCAGCGTTGAGGTCCTGGAGCCTGACGACTTCCACGCCCACTACGAGTCCATCCTCTGACAGCCATATCCACGGAGGGCCCTGGGGAGACCTGGGGCCCTCCTATATCTTGTGAAAGGAACGAACAATGCTCAAGAGACTCTACCTCCGTCTGTCCGGAGAGCGAACCTACATATTTGACATCAACGAGACGGTCCACACCGAGAAGGGGGACGAGGAGACCTGGCTGGTCCGCGTCGAGCCCAATGACCTCGGCGTCTGCGAGGTCGTCATGAAGTCCACTGACTGCATATTCGACGTCATCGAGAACGAGACCCTGGTGGCCCAGAGGATCCAGCCGAAAGAGTGGAACGTCCTCGTACACGCCTGGCCCAGCAACGGTCACTGGGAGCTCAAGGGCTCAGTCGACTGGCAGGACAACGGGGATCTCCTCGTGGACAACGGGTACGGATCCCAGTCGTATCTGCCGGCCCGTATGTGCGACTTCGACGTCGACGAGGAGAACCGGACCATCACGGTTCGTCAGAAGGACTGAGGTCCTGTTTTTCGGTATTGTACTTGTGAGAAGGAGCGGACGATGACATTCACACTCATCCTCGAGGACGGCCGAGAGGTCAAGAGGAAGATCAAGGCATTCGGCTATGAGGGCGATATCGCCGACCAGGACCCCGACGCGGCGATGGTCGTCACGGAGCTGGACGACAACCTGACATATCTGCCACTGTTCATGTTCGTCTGCGAGAAGTGGACGGACGACGAGATCGTTGTGAGGGTTGACCGGGCATGAGAGCATTCACCGTCGAGAGGCTCGAAACGAGCTTGATCATCCGCAAGGACCACGACATCATCGGAGTGGCGAGTAGCTTCGGAGAGCTCGTCGATATTCTGGAGGACCTGAAGTGAGCAAGCCAGTACCATCCACCAAGTCCTACAGATACTTCCGTGAGGGGCGCATCTGGTCCAAGCGGAAGAAGAAGGACGTCCCGATCGACGAGTCCCGATTCGGGCAGCCCTGCATCCATTTCTTCGTCGATCGCAGGATCCAGATGCGTCTTCTGGACGAGCTCATCTGGGAGCACTTCAATCACATGGAGGTCCCGTATCAGCACGAGCTGCGCCATATCGACGGGGACGACTGGAACTGCGCCCTGGACAACCTCGAGCTGGTCGACTTGAGGGAGGAGTTCACACCGATCAAGGAATGGCCTGTTTTCGGTGTCAGTAGGAACGCAGAGGTCATCAATTTCACCACCAACCACAGGATCGCCACCCGATTCCGCGAGGATCGCGATCAGATGGTCGTCTCGTTCCGGGCAGATGGTCAGACTCGAACCATGCTGCTCCAGACGGTCGTCTGGAGAGCGTTCAACGGCGAGATCCCCGACGGCCACCATATCGGCTACAAGGACGGGGACAAGGAGAACTGCTCCCTGGACAACCTCGAGCTTAGGAATAACGAGGAGAAGCCGGTCAAGCCTCGCAGGAGCCGGTGGGACCCGGACGAGAACGGCTTCATGCCCATCGACTACTATATCCACATGAAGGACGGAGTGAAAGGAGCGGTCGAGAGTGGTATTCCGCAGCACTGCCGAGTCGTCCTGTGAGACATTCCGGGACTCGGTCGTCGACGACATCGAGGTGAGCGACCTCGGGAGGGTTCGGCGTATCTCGACGGGTCAGATCCTGGCCTCGTATCGTAGGCCGAACGGGTACGTTCAGATCACGCTCTGGGATCGTGGGATCCGACGGACGAAGTACGTCCAGAAGCTGGTCTGGGAGGCCTTCAACGGCCCTCTGGAGCCCTTGCAGAGGGTTGCTCATATGAATGGAGACCGGACGGACAACAGGCTCTCAAATCTCTTCCTGGAGTCCCACAGTGACTCGATGAAGAGGGCGTGGGACGCCAAGAGACGCCAGTGGGAGCATATCTACCAAGGAGTTCTGTGGTGAGCGAGTACAAGAGTCCGCACAACGACGGGCATGACCCGTATATCCTGATCTGGGAGTACGGGAGTGAGGTCCAGCAGGCGGAATTCATCGAGCGGTGGGCGGAGTACGAACCGGACACGGGATGGACCATGTGGTATTTCCGTCTTGAGGATGGGAAGGTCATGAAGTTCCGGGCTCTCGAGTGGGAGCAGAAGGATGACGTCAATCATCTGACGACCATTTATTTCACGCCGAGGAAGGAGCAGCAATGATACTCGAGGTTATTGATCAGGGACGACTCGAGAAACTCGCGGTCGTCAACGGTAGTGCAGGCAAGGATACGAGTCAATCTGGTTCGACAAGTCCGTCTGGAACATTGAGACACTGCCCAAGCAGGACAGAATTATCGCATATCGTCTCACCCGGAAGGAGGAGTCATGACGCCTGCTGATCCCATTGTTCTGACCGTCCTTCGCGGCGAGGACCATGTCTTCGAGGCTGAGGGTCACTACGACATCTGGGTGCACTACACCGAGAAAGACTGCCCCGTGATATCCGTCAGGAACTGCGTCACCGATGAGATCGTGTTCGGTGGCCTCGGATTCGAGTGGATGAAGGTCTCAAACCCGTTCGTTGATATTCAGACTCGGAGCAGTTGAGCCTTGGGTCCGGTTGATCTGTGGCCTCACCAGGTCGAAGCTGTGAAGAACCTGGGAAATGGCTGTATATTGACTGGGAAGCCGGGCTCGGGGAAGTCGGTTGTCGCCCTCCAGTACTACGTCGAGAGAGTGCTGGGGGTGCGGCATCCGGCCGATCTTGGCCGCAGGCTTGCCGAAGGGCCTCGTCTGGTCATAATCACCACCGCTCGGAAGAGGGACGACCTCGACTGGCAGGGGGATGTGGCCATGTACGGACTCACGCACTACACAACGGTTGATTCCTGGAATAACATCAGCAACTACCGTAACATCCGTGACTCCTTCATCATATTCGATGAGCAGAGAGCCATCGGGAACGGCAAGTGGGCGAAGACATTCGTCAAGATGGCCAGGAACAACGAGTGGATCATGCTGTCGGGCACTCCTGGGGATAATTGGCTGGACTACTGCCCGGTATTCATAGCTAATGGCTTCTTCAAGAACCGCACCGAGTTCGAGAGGGAGCACTGCCAGTTCAACTATCGCGCCGGCTACCCGCGTCTCGAGCGATATCTTGGGCAGGGGAAGCTGCTTCGGCTCCGAAACAGGATACTCGTGGACATGCCTTTCGTCAAGAAGACGGTTAAGAAGCGGACGGACGTCCCGGTTCCTTACGAGGAGGGGCCGTACAAGACCATATTGAAGTACAGGTTCGATCCTTACAAGGAGGAACCGATCAAGAACGCCGGAGGCTTGTGTCATGTATTGAGAAGAGTGACGAATGAGGATCCTGTGAGACTTGAGGCGGTGAGAGGGCTGTGCGAGGTCCATCCTCGTGTCATCGTCTTCTACAACTTCGACTACGAGCTCTTCATGCTCCGGTCTCTTGGGGATATTCTCGGGGTTCCGATAGCCGAGTACAACGGGCACAAGCACGATCCCTTGCCGGAGGGTTCTCGCTGGGTGTATCTAGTGCAGTACACCGCGGGGGCCGAGGCATGGAACTGCACGACCTGTGATACCATGATATTCTTCTCCCAGAACTACTCATGGAAGGTCATGGAGCAGTGCGAGGGGCGAATCGACAGGCTGAACACTCCTTATTCAGTCCTGAACTACTACTACCTGAAGAGTCGTTCACCCATCGATCAGGCCATTTCGAGGGCGATTCGGGTCAAGGAGATCTTCAATGAGAGGGGCTTCTACGACTCTTTGAGCTGATTGTTGTACCACCCGTTGTACCACTTGGTATGACGGGTGGGCAACGATTCTGTTATTTGTGTGACGGAAGTGACGGAAGTGTTGGCCAGTTTTGTGGCCAGTTTTGTGGCCAGATCTGGCCAGGGGGCAAAATCTATTGTACTTGTGTGGCCAAATTTGGCCAGTTTTGGGCCGATTGGCCAGTTTTGAAACGGGGGTGGCCACGGATCTGGCCACCACTTTTCGTTGGAATTGCAACGTTTTACCCCCAATTTGGCCAATTGGCCAGTTTTGTTCTGGTTACCAGGAGTTGAGTGAATTTTCTAGTTATATAAGGAGTATAAGAATAAAAGTGGGTTTTTGTCCAAGTGTCTTGTACTTGTGGATCTAGTCTACTTGTGGCATGGGTAGGGGCTCTGGCGAGGCTGCTGGTGGTTGGAGCTCATATCTCAAGCCTACAGTGTCCGGGATCAGTGCATGTACAATAGACCGCATCGCGAACATCGATCATAATGAAGGAGATGGGACCTCCATATTTTGGACCCCCTCTCGTTTCGTCATAGCCCCCACGGTTGATCACAACTACGCTACCTAGCAAGTTCACTCAATCACTACATTGTTGACGAGCACCGACCTTGCGCCATGATCAGCCGTGGGTATAATTCTTGACTCGAGGATAGACCCCATGCTCGAACGAGACTACCAGCGTGGCCTCATATCCAGGATCGAGGAACGCCTGCCCGGCTGCCTCATCCTCAAGAACGACCCGAACCACAATCAGGGCATACCCGACCTGATCATCATATTCGGATCCAAGTGGGCCGCGCTCGAGGTCAAGCGGAGCAAGGATGCTCCGCACCGACCCAACCAGGACCATTTCGTCGACAAACTCGACCAGTGGTCCTTCGCTTCATTCATATACCCGGAGAACGAGAAAGGAACGCTTGATGCTCTGGAACACGCACTCGAGGCTGGAGGGCCTCCACGCATTTCTGAGCGCCAGCAAGCACAGCTGGGTGAACTACGACGACGAGAAGCTGGGCGAAGCATTTCGTACAGCTCAGGCAGCGGCGATGGGGACCAGGCTTCATGCCCTGGCCGCCGAGCATATTCGCCTCAAGTTGCGGATGCCGAGGAACAAGGCCACCTTCAACGCCTACGTGAACGACGCCATTGGCTACGGGCTTGATCCTGAGGTCGTGCTATATCACAGCGAGAATGCATTCGGTACCGCCGACGCCATCGGCTTCGACGAGAAGAAGCGCCTCCTTCGTATTCACGACCTCAAGACCGGTGTGACTCGTGTCAACATGGTCCAGCTCCATATCTACGCGGCCCTGTTCTGCCTGGAATACGAGAAGCTGCCCGGCGAGATCGATTTCGAGACTCGCATCTACCAGAACGACGATATCCTGGTCGACAAGCCACAGCCCGATGACATCGCCCATATCATGGACAAGATCACGTGGTTCGACAAGCTCATCGAGGAGATCAAGACTGAGGATTCCTGATGGAGTTGTGGAACGAAGCCCGGGGCATTCCTCGGTATGATGTCAGTTCTTGGGGACAGGTATTCGACAAGCAGAAGTTTCGGCTTCTGAAGCAGTCTCCCGATAGGGCCGGATATCTTCGTGTCAAACTATGGATAGCCGGCGAACGAAAGACCGTCTCCGTACACCGGTTGGTGGCGGATGCCTTCTACGACTGCGGTGTTGACGGTTGGGAAGTCAACCATATCGATGGCGACAAAACGAACAATCACGTTGTAAATCTAGAACTCACAACTAGATCGGGCAACATGATTCACGCATTCGAGCGAGGTCTTTCCGAACCGTGCTATGCGGTGACCCGCGTCCGAATCAGAGAGACCGGCCAGATATTTCCATCCACCGGAGCTGTTGACCGCTATCTTGGCGTTAGTCCGGGTAGTGTTTCGAAGACTCTTCGAGGGCTACAGCCCACTTGCAAAGGATACACGTTCGAGCGCATTGGGGGTGAGGCCCATGACTCGTGATGAGCTGATGCACTACGGCACCAAGCGCCATTCGGGTCGTTATTTACCCATGGGGCTCCGGTAAGGATCCATATCAGTCAGCCCAGGGCTTCCTCGCCGAGCGAGACAAGCTCAAGGCGCAGGGCATGTCTGAGGTCGACATTGCCAAGGCCTGGGGCATGAGCACCACCGAGTACCGTGCTCTGAATAGCATCGCTCGTGCCGAGAAGAAGGCGGGCGATATTTCTCGAGCATCCCGTCTCAAGGACGCCGGTCTGCCTAATACAGAGATCGGTCGACGCATGGGACTCAACGAGTCCTCAGTTCGCGAGCTTCTCAAGCCAAACGCATCATTTCGCAAGGACGAGATCACTCGGGTCAAGGACATATTGGCCGACGAGGTGAAGCAGAAGAAGTTCATCGAGTACGGTCTTGGCGTCGAGCAGAACCTCCAGTGCTCGTCGACATCTTTGAAGACCGCCGTCGAGGCCCTCAAGGCCCAGGGATATACTACCCACGACGTCAAGGTGAAGCAGGCCAACAGCGATAACTACACCATTCTCAAGGTTCTGGCGCCTCCAGGCACCAAAGCTGCGGATATTCACGTCCAGAGAGACAAGATCCGCACTCCGGGTGTAGTTGTCGACGAGAAGGGCATATTGTCCACCGGCCTCAAGACTCCTCGAGCCATATCCTCGAAGCGTGTCAGCGTCAAGTACGCCGAGGACGGCGGAACTGACATGGACGGCGTTATTCTGATGCGCCGCGGAGTCAAAGAGCTCAGCCTCGGTGGCTCCAACTACGCCCAGGTGCGCATTTCCGTCGACGGAACGCACTACCTCAAGGGTATGGCCATGTACTCGGATGATATTCCGAAGGGCAAGGACATCGTCTTCAACACCAACAAGAAGAAGGGCACTCCCATGATGGGCGGCAAGGACCACACGGTCCTCAAGCCCATGAAGGATGACCCGGATAATCCATTTGGTGCTGTTGTTAAGCAGAGGATGTTCAAGAACCCAAAGACCGGCAAGAAGGAACTGAGCGCTCTCAATATTGTGAACGAGGAGGGCAAGTGGGATTCCTGGTCCCAGTCACTGGCCTCTCAGTTCTTATCTAAGCAGTCACCCAAATTGGCCAAGCAGCAGCTCCAGCTCACCAGGGATGGTAAGCGCAAGGAGTTGCAGGAGATCATGTCGCTGACGAATCCCGTTATTCGCAAGCGCATGCTCATGTCCTTAGCCGATGATTGCGACTCAGCAGCGGTTCATCTGAAGGCGAAGGCCCTACCTGGCCAGGCTTCTCAGGTCATATTGCCGATGCCCCATCTCAAGAAGGGCGAGGTGTATGCTCCTAACTACCCTGACGGTAGCGTTGTTAGTCTCGTGCGTTATCCTCATGGCGGGACTTTCGAGATCCCTACGCTCACTGTTAACAACCGAGGCAAGAAGTCGAGACATATTCTTGGCAATGCTCGGGATGCTATTGGGATCCATCCTTCTGTCGCTGAGCGCCTTAGCGGTGCTGATTTTGACGGCGACTCCGTCCTGGTAATCCCCAACAAGGGGAAGACCAAGATCCGATCCACCGCCCCACTCAAGGGACTCAAGGGCTTCGAGCCCAAGAGGACATATCCTGGGTACAAAGGGATGAAGCGGATGTCGGACACTCAGACCCAGATGGGTAAGGTGTCCAATCTTATTACGGACATGACCCTGAAGGGCGCCAGTGCTGATGAGTTGGCCCGGGCAGTCCGCCACTCCATGGTTGTTATCGATGCCGAGAAGCATAATCTCAACTACAAGCAGTCCGAGATTGATAACGGCATCGCCGCTCTGAAGCGGAAGTACCAGGGCGGCGCCGACAAAGGTGCGGCTACTCTTATTTCCAGGTCCAAAGGCGTCAAGTATGTCCCCCATCGCAAGCCACGCAGTGCGGCGAAGGGTGGTCCATATGATCCCAAGACTGGGAAGAAGGTCTACGAGGAGACCGGCGAGTCCTATATTAACAAGCAGGGCAAGCCGGTCAAGAAGCAGACCAAGTCCACCAGGATGGCCGAGGCATCCGATGCCAGGCGGTTATCTTCCGGTACCCTCATGGAGGGTATTTACGCGCAGCACGCCAACGAATTGAAGGCCATGGCCAACGATTGCAGGAAGCGTGCATTGGCTACCCCCTCCATCAAGAGAAACCCCCGTGCTGCTAAAGCATACGCCCCTGAGGTTTCATCCCTCCGGGCCAAATTGAACAGGGCCCTCAAGGAGAAGCCCCTCGAGCGGCAGGCACAGCTTGTGGCACAAGGAGTTGTGCAGAAGAAACTTGATTCAAATCCTAATTTGAGCAAGAAAGAGCGCGCCAAATTGGAGGCCATGGCTATCAAGACGGCCCGTGAGAGGCTTGGTTATAATCGAGCTGGAACACGGATCGTACCCACACCTCGTGAGTGGGAGGCCATCCAGAAGGGTGCTATCTCGAACTCAATGATGGAGCAGATCATGGCCAACTCCGATCTGGACACCATCAAGAGCCTTGCTCTGCCTAAGCAGAAGCTTGCTCTTGCACCACATCAGCGCTCTAGAATCGATTCGTTGCGCTCTAACGGCGCTACTACAGCAGAGATCGCTGACTCACTGGGCATCTCAGTGGCTAGAGTCAAGGAGTACTTGCATGGCTAGGAGAAAGCGCTCAGAACACCGCCCACAGCCCTCTAATGGAGGTGTATAGGCCATGCTACGCCTAGCACTGACTACTGAGGACAATCCTTACAATCCTTTCGATGAGTTCGACGAATGGTTTGCATTTGATGTGAGTCAAGGCTACCACACCTGTGCCTACCTAGCACGGGTCGTGGCCACTAGCACAGAGCTCAGCGAAGCTGATCAACTCGAAGCAACGAATGAAGCGATTCAAGAGATCATGAAGTACAACTTGACTGGAAACTATCAAGTTGTCGAACGCAAAGTTTCGTGATTTTTCGTCCATTTCGTCCATTCTGAACTTCGAAAGAGGGGGGAGAGGGTCCGCAAAATGGCCCACCCCCCGTCATCGGCCCGCACCTGGCATTTTCCCCGGAGGTGCGTTTAGGCAACATGAACCGGGGTTTCGGATAAGACAGGACGACATGTGTCGTTGGGGTCTTCTTGCGTTCGTTCCTTTCTACCCAACGAGGGGTACGCAAGTCGTCCTGTCCTACCTGAAACCCCGGTTCATATCCAGTAAAGGAACCCGGAACAGGAGAGAACTCCGTGGCAAGGGCCAAGAAGTCACCCAGAGGACGGGCCGCCACTCCGGAGCAGCAGGAGAATCGACTCATGGCGCTCGCAGTCCAGCGAGCCGAGGAGATGCTACTGGACGGTACGGCTCCTCCTTCCATCATTACGCACTACCTCAAGCTCGCCACGAGCCGTGAGAGGCTGGAGCAGGAGCGGATCAGGGCCGAGAACGACATGCTCAAGGCTAAAGCCGACGCTCTGGCGGCCTCAGCTCGAGGCGAAGAGGCCTACAAGGAGGTTCTCGAGGCGTTCAAGTCCTACGCCGGGGGAGGTGTGGGTCTTGAGTCGGATTCGGACCTACAGTGAACTCTCTCGCATCGAATCCTTCGAGGATCGGTACGACTATCTGCGTCTCAACCAGGATCCAGGAGATCAGACCTTCGGTTTCGAACGGTATCTGAACCAGACCTTCTACCACTCCACCGAGTGGCGCCAGGCAAGGCAGAAGGTGATCCTCCGAGACGACGCATGCGACCTCGGGGTCCCAGGTCACGATATCCACGACAAGATTCTTGTTCATCATATGAACCCGATTCGGCCTGAGGACCTCGAGGGAGAGTTCAATCCCGACATCCTCGACCCCGAGTACCTGATCTGCGTGCGACACGACACACACAACGCGATTCACTTCGGCGATGCGAGTCTACTACCCAAGCCTCCTGTCGAGAGAACGCCGAACGACACGATACCCTGGAGGTGACCGTGGCTGACTCGATACTCAACGACATCAAGAAGGCCCTCGGCATCACGGAGGACTACGCGGCCTTCGATCAGGAGATCATCCTCCATACCAACACGGCGATCATGTTCGCGGAGCAGCTCGGTCTGCCCCCCTTCAAGATTACCGGCAAGGCGGAGACCTGGGATCAGTACCTGACAGACATCACGAAGAATCTCGAAGCTGTCAAGACGTATCTGTACCTGCAAGTCAGGCTCGTTTTCGATCCTCCCGCCAACTCCTTCGTTGTCACGGCGATCGAGAAGCAGCTTCAGGAATACGCCTGGCGCATCAGCATCCAGAAGGAGACCCCATGAGCGACCAACTCATGCACTATGGGGTAAAGGGGATGCGCAGGGGCACTCGGAAGAGCCGTGAGGAGCGGAATGCCGAGCGCCGCGCCAAGTACGAGGCTAAGCTCAAGGCGAAGTACGGCGATAACGACATCGGCAAGATCGAGACGTACCTCAAGATACGCAAGGAGCACGCCGAGAAGGTCAAGAAGTGGCGCCAAGCCAACCAGCGCAATCGTCAGCTGACCGCTACGGAGCGTCGTGAGAAGTACTATGGCGAACTGGACCGCGGGAAACTGGGCAAGACGTACTCCACGGACACCACACTCGCCGAGGCTGCACGTAAGTTCTACAAGAAGGGGCACAACAAGCGTATGAGTCACTCAGAGCTTATGCACCACGGCGTCAAAGGTATGCGATGGGGCGTCCGTAAGCCCCGCATCAAGAATTCCAAGAAGTGGAGTTCGTCCAAGCAGGCCAAAATAGACGGTATGTCCGATGACCAGCTGAGGCGGATCAACAACCGCATTCGGCTGGAGAAGGAATACCGTCAACTGACGCAGACTCGCATGGAGCGCTACCGCAACAAGGCAGGTAAGGCCGCCGAGGAGGCCGCCTTCAATACCTTGCAGAACGTGATCCAGAAGGGTCTCAAGAAGGCTGCTAGCCAGGGCGGATCTGCCGCCATCAAGGGCGCCAAGCGATTCAAGCACTCGGAGACAGGAATGTCTAGCAACATCTTCTTCATCGACGAGGACGAGGTCCTCGCACATCATGGCGTCAAAGGTATGCGCTGGGGCGTTCGTAAGCAGCGACCCTCCGGAGGCGCCGGTCCTACCAAGAAGCGCAAGGGCCTCTCCCGCAAGCAGAAGGCCGCTATTGCGGGTGTTCTCGGAACGGCTGCTGCGGTCGGTGGTGGCTACTACCTGCACAAGTCTGGCAACGGCAAGAAGATCGCCGCTCTGGCAAAGAAGCAGGGAGCCGCTGCTAAGAAGTTCGCTCAGGGTAAGGGTCGTAACCTAGGCGCTCAGGCTCGAGTCAAGAAGGCCCAGACCAAGCGCTTCGCCAAGGCGCAGTCCGCGAACGCCAAGGGTGCGGCCGAGAAACTGAAGACTACTAAGGCCGGCAAGTACGCCGAGGCCACGCGTCTTGGCGCCAACGCCGTCAGGTTCAAAGCATCCACCGCAGCGCGCAGCGCAGGGTACAAGGCCAAGAATCAGGCTTGGAAGGCCGGCAACAGCGCTCGCAACGCTGCCAAGGGCGGAGCCAGCGGTGTGAAGTCGGCGGCCGGATCCGCTGCGCGTGCGGCGAAGTCCAAGTTCGGCAAGAAGGCCCCGAGTAAGGCTCTTTCCACCGCTGTTCGCTCGGGAGGAGCCGGTCGGCGTAAGCTCGCCGTTTCGGGAACCAAGGTTGTCGGACGCGGGGACAAGACTCTCGCCAAGAACCTTGCGAAGATCGGCGCGGTCGGGGTAGGAGCCCACGCGACTGGGGTTGTTGCGGGTCGTGCTGCGGCTAAGGCCGCGGGCAAGAAGCTCGAGTCGACCGGTAAGCGCAGGCGGGCCAAGAAGCGCCGCTGATCATGCTGTCGAATACCGCTGCCCCGCGATATTATGCAGAGTTCCGAGACGATGTCCTTGCGGGTCGAATCCCGGTCTGCAAGGAGATCGAGATGGAGATGAACAGGATCGATGATCGGATTCGCAATCCCGGTTTTTATTACGATAGCGACGCTGTGGAGGGGTTCATCCGCTTCGCGGAAGCGGAGATGACTCTCACTGACGGATCCGATCTTCGCCTGCTCCCCAGCTTCAAACTCTGGGCCGAAGAGATCTTCGGCTGGTGGTTCTTCACCGAGCGATCGGTATACGTCCCCAACAAGACGAATGCCGGCGGCCATTTCGAGAAGCTCCGGGTGAAGCAACGCCTCATCAACAAGCAGTACATCATCGTTGCCCGAGGCGGGGCGAAGTCTCTGTACGAGACACTCCTGCAAGCCTATTTCCTGACGATCGACACGTCGACCACTCACCAGGTGACGACCGCGCCGACCATGAAACAGGCCGAGGAGGTCATGCAGCCCTTCCGCACCGCCATCACCAGAGCTAAGGGCCCCCTGTTCGATTTCATGACGCAGGGGTCCCTTCAGAACACGACCGGCAATCGAGCGCTACGCCAGAAGCTCGTCCCCACCAAGAAGGGGATCGAGAACTTCATGACGAACAGTCTGCTCGAGGTTCGCCCCATGTCCATCGACAAGCTTCAGGGTCTCCGGACCAAGATGAACACGGTGGACGAGTGGTTGTCCGGCGATATTCGAGAGGATGTCGTCGGTGCCATCGAGCAGGGGGCTTCCAAGGTCGACGACTGGCTCATCCTGGCCGTGTCCTCGGAGGGTACCGTCAGGAACTCGGCGGGCGACAACATGAAGATGGAGCTCCTCAATATCCTGAGGGGCGAGTACTCGGATCCGCATACGTCCATCTTCTACTACCGACTCGACGACCTCAAGGAGGTCGCGGATCCGTCGACGTGGCTGAAGGCCCAACCGAATCTCGGTGCCACGGTCTCCTACGAGACCTACCAGCGAGACGTCGAGAGGGCGGAGCACGTACCCGCGGCTAGGAACGACATCCTGGCCAAGAGGTTCGGCATTCCCATGGAGGGGTACACGTATTTCTTCACCTATGAGGAGACCCTGCCGCACAATCGTCAGGACTTCTGGGGCATGCCGTGCTCCATCGGCGTCGACCTCTCGCAGGGCGATGACTTCACCGCGTTCACATTCTTGTTCCCCCTCAGTCGGGGCAGGTTCGGCGTCAAGACGCGCTGCTACATCTCCGAGCGCACCATGCTGCGCCTTCCGGGAGCCACTCGTCAGAAGTACGAGGAGTTCCTCCAGGAGGGCTCGCTCATGGTGCTCGAGGGTACGGTTCTTGACATGATGAACGTCTATGAAGACCTCGAGGCGTTCGTCGCCTCCTGCGAGTACGACGTGCGCTGCCTCGGGTTCGACCCGTACAACGCCAAAGAGTTCGTGACTCGCTGGGAGAACGAGAACGGCCCGTTCGGGATCGAGAAGGTGATTCAGGGATCCCGGACGGAGTCCGTTCCTCTTGGCGAGATCAAGGACATGGCGGAGGATCGCAAGCTCCTGTTTGATCAGTCCATGATGACCTTCACCATGGGTAACGCCATCACCCTGGAGGACACCAACGGGAACCGCAAGCTCCTGAAGGCCCGACGGGAGAACAAGATCGACTCGGTCGCCGCCCTGATGGACGCCTGGGTCGCATACAAACTCAACAAGGACATGTTCGACTAGGAGGTGGAGGTCATAGGACTGCGAGACAGATTACAGCACGCCTACAACGCCTTCACTGGCAAGGACATCAGCCGGTCGACCCTCGGCCCTTCCTACACGGTACGGGCCGACAGGCTCGCACTCGGTTGGACGGCCGACAAGTCGATCATCTCGTCCCTGTTCAACATGATCGCAATCGACGTGTCCGCCACACCGATCCGACATGTCGACACAGCTCAAAATGGAACCTTCATCGGGATTCGGCGATCGGCTCTCAACGACTGCCTGATGCTCGAGCCGAACATCGACCAGAACGGACGTGCCTTCATCCAGGACGCCGTGCTGTCGCTGTTCGACGAGGGGGTCATCGCCATCGTCCCGGTCGAGTCCGATCTTGATCCGAGGACGAACAACAGCTTCGACATCAAGCAGTTGCGAGTCGGGCGGATCACGCAGTGGTTTCCCGAGAACGTCGAGGTTGAGGTCTACAACCAGGCCGCCTCGAACAAGGAGCGGGTGATCCTTCCGAAGCGCACGGTGGCTATCATCGAGAACCCTCTCTATGAGGTGATGAACAAGCCTAACTCGACCCTCAAGCGACTGAGCCGTAAACTCTCCATGTTGGACCTGGCCGACGAGAAGACGTACACCGGCAAGCTGGACATCATCATTCAGCTCCCCTACGTCGTCAAGACCGAGGCCATGCGCCAGCGGGCTGAGAACCGGATCCAGTCCATCGAGGACCAGCTCGGCAAGGGCGGACATGGGATCGCTTACACCGACGGCTCCGAGAAGATCACCCAACTGAACCGCCCGGCGGAGAACAACCTGCTCGATCAGATCAAGTTCCTCACCGCCGAGCTCATGAGTCGACTTGGGATCTCGGAGGACGTCTTCAAGGGCACCGCGACGGAGATCATCTGGACGCACTACTGGAACCGGGCCGTGGAACCCGTGCTCTCGGCTCTCGCTGACGGGATGAGCAAGGCCTTCCTCACGAAGACCGCGCGCACCCAGGGCCAGGCCGTGCAGTACATTCGCGACCCGTTCAAGAACGTTCCCCCAAGCCAGATCGTCACGTCTCTGGACACCATGCTCCGGGACCAGGTGATCACACCCAACGAGGCACGAACGAGGATCGGACTTCCGCCGTCTCCGAATGAGCAGGCGGATCAGCTCCAGAACCCCAACATCAACCCGCAGATGGGCGACACCTCCCTGGACGGCGAGGGGGCTGCCGAGGACTCCGGTCCTGATGTACAGTCGGTGCTCAGCACGCCGATGAGCCAACTCAAAGGAGAAGGATGAAGTTCGACTTCAGTGGCTGGGCCACTAAGAACGACCTGACCTGCTCCGACGGGCGCACTATCAAGCATAATGCGTTCAAGGAGAATGACGGTCAGCGCGTGCCGCTCGTGTGGCAGCATGGGCACAATGCCGTCGACAACGTTCTCGGACACGCCTTGCTCGAGAACAGGGATGAGGGTGTCTACGCTTATTGCGCTCTGAACGACACTTCCGCGGCCGACAACGCCAGGGAGCTCGTCAAGCACGGTGACGTCAAGGCCCTGTCTATCTACGCCAACCGCCTCGACCAGCGAGGGGCTGACGTTATTCACGGCAACATCGTCGAGGTCTCCATGGTCCTGTCCGGGGCCAATCCTGGGGCTCTCATCGACAACGTTGCTCTGGAGCACTCGGATGGTTCATGGACCGAGTCCGAGGATGAGGCCATTATCTACTCAGGCCTCACGCTCTCGCACGATTCCGGAGACATCACGGAGGATACAGAATCCATGGACGGTGACGAGGTCTACGACGAGGACGAGGGCATGACCGTTGCCGACGTCCTCGAGACCCTCGACGACGATCAGAGGTTGGCCGTCGCGGCCCTCATCGAGGAGATCAGCGGAGACGTTGACGACGAGGATGAGGACTACGATGACGACGAGTACGACGTTGACGAAGACGATGACTACGAGGAGGACGCCGAGCACGGCGACTCTGGGGGTGATACTCTGATGCATTCCAACATCTTCGAGGGCGACGCTCTGCGCAACGTCGGTCCTCGGCTCTCTCACGCGGAGGAGGAGCAGATCTTCGCCGAGGCCCGTATGCCCGGCATGACTCTCCGCACCGCTGTCCTTGCCCACGCCGCGGACTACGGTATCAAGAACCCCGAGCTGCTGTTCCCGGATGCTACCAACCTGGACCCGGAGCCGCAGCGCGTCATGCGCGAGAATTCTTGGGTCTCCAAGGTTCTCCAGGGCTCGAAGCACACGCCGTTCTCACGCGTCAAGACTCAGTGGTCCAACCTGACCGCCGAGGATCTGCGGGCCAAGGGCTACGTCAAGGCCAGCCGGAAGAAGGACGTCGTCTACGAGATCGCCAACCGGAAGACTGAGCCGACGACCGTCTACAACAAGACCAAGATCGACCGCGACGATGTCCTCGACATCACCACCTTCAACGTGGTCGCCTGGATGCAGCAGAACCTGCGCTACTCCCTCGAGGAGGAGCTGGCCCGCGCCGTCCTGATCGGTGACGGTCGTCCGGTGTCCGACGAGAACAAGATCAAGGAGGCCAACATCCGCCCCATCTGGACGGATGACGAGCTCTTCTCCCACAAGGTTCTCATCAACAAGGACGCCAAGACCCCCGACATCATCGACGCGGTCCGTCGGAGCCGGAAGTTCTACAAGGGCTCCGGCTCGCCGGTCCTGTTCACAACGAACGGGTTCGTCTGCGACATGCTCGAGATCAAGGACCTCAACCAGCGCTACGTCTACGAGACCAAGCAGGCCGTTGCCAACGCTCTGAACGTCACCGACGTCATCGAGGTCGAGGTCATGGAGGGCGCCAAGCGCGAGGTCAGCGGCAAGACCCAGAACCTGCTCGGCATCATCGTCAACATGCAGGACTACACCATGGGCTCCGACAAGGGCGGCGAGACCTCCTTCTTCGAGCAGTTCGACATCGACTTCAACCAGCAGAAGTACCTGCTGGAGGCTCGTTGCTCGGGCGCGCTTACTAAGTACAAGTCCGCGATCGTTATCGAGAAGGCCACGGCCTGATTCGGTCAAAATGGCAAGATTCTTCGGAAGCATAGGTTATGGGCACGCCGTCGAGACATCTCCCGGCGTGTTCGAGGACAAGATCACGGAGAGGGAGTACTACGGGGACGTCAATCGCTCCCAGAAGCAGTACGACGGAGAGGCGAAGGTCATCCAGAATCTTCGCCTCAACAACGAGATCTCCATCGTGGCCGACTCCTACGCCGAGGAGAACTTCTTCGCCATCAAGTACGTGAGGTGGATGGGGGCGCGCTGGGTCGTCACGAATGTGGAGGTCCGCCGCCCCCGCCTCATCCTCAACCTCGGAGAGGTGTACAATGGCCCAACGCCTTGAGTTCCACAACAAACTCGTCGAAGCGCTGGGCTCGAGGAACGTCTACTTCCAGCCCCCGGAGTCCGTCCAGCTCACCTACCCGTGCATCGTGTACGAACGGAGTCGAGCCGACTCGAAGTTCGGCGACAATGCCAATTGGATGTACACACCGCGCTACTCGGTCACCCTCATCAGCAGGAATCCCGACGAGCCGGTGCTTGATGCCCTTGCGGCCATGCCGATGTCTACCTTCGAGAGGCACTTCGTGGCGCACAATCTTCATCACGACGTGTTCAACATCTACCAAGGAGTATAGATGGCTGTCCTGACCTGGGACGAGACGGGCAAGAAGTTCTACGAGACTGGTGTGGACCGCGGTGTCCTCTTCCCCGTCGACCTGGCCACCGGCGCCTACGCCAAGGGCGTTGCCTGGTCCGGTCTCACCAACGTCACCGAGACTCCGAGCGGCGCGGAGCAGACTGACCTGTACGCCGACAACATCAAGTACCTCTCCCTGACCTCGGCCGAGACGTTCGAGGGCAAGATCGAGGCCTACACCTACCCGGACGAGTGGCTCCAGTGCGACGGCTCCGCCGTTGTGGACAAGGTCGTCATCGGTCAGCAGGACCGCTCGGCCTTCGGCCTGGCGTACCGCACTATCAAGGGTAACGACCAGAAGAAGAACAACTACGGCTACAAGCTTCACCTGCTGTACGGCCTGAACGCCTCTCCTTCTGAGCGCTCCTACGCCACGGTGAACGACTCGCCCGAGGCGATCACCTTCTCCTGGTCCTTCAAGGGCACTCCGGTCAACGTGACCGGCCACAAGCCCACCTGTGTCGTCACCCTCGACTCCACGGTCGTCGGTAACAAGGGCATGACCGCCATCGAGAAGCTGATCTGGGGCGACGGCGCCACCGAGTCCAAGCTCCCGACTCCGGACGACGTCATCGCCACCGTCAAGGCTGCGGTCTGATGACTCCCACGGACCCCGTGATCCGCTCCGGGGTCCGTGGTGACTTCCAGGGAGGAACGAATGCTGACGATTCACGTCGTCGGGGATGAGCTCTACGACGAGGATTGTAACGAGTTCATCAACGGGTTCGAGGGCGACCTCGAGCTGGAGCACAGTCTCGTCGCTCTGTCAAAATGGGAGGCCAAGTGGCATGTCCCGTACCTCGGCAACGAGAAGCTCACCCCTGACCAGGTCCTGGACTACGTCAAGTGCATGACCCTGAACGAGATAGACCCCGTCGCCTACTCGCACCTGACTCTCGAGAACATCCAGGCCATAAAGGAATACATCGAGAACAAGATGACGGCCACGACATTCGTCGAGACCGAGGGATCCAGCCCTGATCGAGGGGTCGTCACATCGGAGCTCGTCTACTATTGGATGGTGGCTTTACAGATCCCGTTCGAGTGCCAGTACTGGCACATCAATAGACTACTCACACTCATCCGAGTGTGCAACGCGAAGAACCAACCCGATAAGAAGATGTCGACCGCCGCCACGCTTCGACAGAATCAGGCCCTGAACGCGGCGAGACGGGCCAAGTACCACTCACGAGGTTAGTATGCCTGGCGTAACTCCTCTGCTACACACCACTGTGCGAGGCGAGTCCAGTCCGTACAGTACGGTGTACATCTCCCCGACCAACGGAGTTACTGATGCTTCGGTCACCCTCGGGTCGAATCCGTACTTCGAGCTGGACGTCGCTTTCTATCCAGGCTCCAAGGCCCTCCTCAAGGTCGTCCGACTCGACGGTACTTCCGACCAGAAACTCATCGACCTCAAGGAGTCTATGCCCGATAAGGTAGTGTGGTTCAACTCCAGGGGTGCTTCGGGCTTCGGTACGTTCGACACCAGTTGGAAAGAGATCACCTCCGGCAACGGAGCGGGCTCCTACCAGTATCGCATCATGGCCGGCTTCGTCTTCATCCGGATCAAGGGCGACGGCTGGCAGCAGACTATGTTCAACGGCAACATCAACGAGAACCGCCGCCTTGTCGACATCCCGGCCGGCGCTCAGGTCAAGAGTCGAGTGTCGTTCCCCCTTCCCAAGGGAGACGGAACGATCGACGGATCGGTGATCGAGATCTGGCCCAACAACACCGTGACTTTCAACATCAAGGCCGTGGGCGTCCGAACCGTTCCTGTGGTCTTCGCCCCGATCGAGAACTCCAACGGCTAAAAAGGTCAAAATGACTGTATCTCAGTACGCAGCATCCTGCGCCAGGTATTACGCCGACGTCGCAGATGTCGGTTACTCTCAGCCCGACCGCTGGACTTTCTACGATCAGTCCGATTGGGACGGCTGGCTCATTCAGTCGCCCGCCAATGCGGACTGCTCGGCCCTCGTCGCGGGCTGCTACAACCTCGCAGCCCACCATGAGTGGGGAGAGCCATTCACCGCTGGCTATTTCCCCAGGTCGACCTGGACCGGATCGCTGCGAGATGAGTGCGCACAGCGCAACTTCGCCGACATCTCCGACCAGTGGATCGGCAACGAGCCCGACGGTGGGTTCGAGATCGGTGACATCGTTCTGTCTGAGGAGGCCTCGGGCGGTCGTGGACATGTCGCTATGGTCACAGGACTCGGTCCGACCATCCTGTCCGAGGCATGGATCGCTGAAGACGGTTCGATTGACGGCTGGGTAGGTGATCAGACCGGTAGCGAGGTCCGCTCGATCGAGTACAACCAGCATCCGTATACTCAGGCCGCCGCGTGGACACATTGCCTTCGCAGGCGGGACAACCACGGCTCCAGTGCCCCGTCCCACCGCGAGGAGAACGGTGCGGCCACTTCCATCCAGGATGCGGTTCTTCGTGCTGCTGACGCCGTCGGTTGTCCTTGGTGGGCCGCTCTCGGCGCGCTCAAGATGGAGACCGGTGAGGCCGGAGCCAATATTTACGGCCATGACGCTGGAGGCGCCTGCTCCGGCTGGGGCGAGGTGACGAGGGACAACTTCCTCAACTACTTCTGGCCCATCGTCTCGGAGTGGGGCACCTCGAACGGCGTCGGTCCGCTCCAGGTCACCTACAACGGGTATTTCATCAACGACCCGAACAGGGAGTGGTGGGACCCGCAGAAGTCCTCCGAGGTCGGCTGCGCCATCCTCAAGGGACTCATCCAGTCAGAGGGCGATTCCTACGAGGACCTCAAGCGAGTCGGTTCTCGATACAACTCAGGGTCCGCAGACGGGGCCTATGAGGCTTACGGCATTCCGTTCTCCGAGGCATGCCGCTACTGGTACGACAAAGGCCGTCCGAGCCAGGGCTCGAGCGACGGCGGAGAGGAACTCGAAGTGTCATACGCCACCGATCTTCTCGCTGAGATGAAGGATCGTCTCGTCGAGATCTCCGATCAGACCGGTGCCGGCATCGCTGGTCGTCGTTTCGACGGCCCCCTTGTCGGCTGGCTGAAGGATATCTCCTACAAACAGGACAAGCTCCAGAAGTCTCTCGACGAGATCAAGGACAAGCTCGGCGAGAGCAAGTGAGGTAGTCATGCCTTACTGTCATGTGAAGGGCGACATTCCGCCGTTCGCCACTCTCACCGTCGACCCCGATGACGGTCCGACCTACGTCGACACCGCGGGCGAGAACGGTAAGATCGAAGGCATGGTGTGGTTCTTCCGCAACACCAACGCTCGCCTCTTCCTGGACGACCAGGGCTGGCCCGCCATGAAGACGGTCAAGCTCTCCGAGGACGACATCATCGACGTCACCATCAAGAGCAACCGTCCCGCTGGCGGCGGGGGTAACGGGAACGTCATGATCCTCGGTCGTGAGGAGCAGGTTCCCGCCGGCACTCCGCCAAACACGGTTATCGTTCGAAAGGTCTGATCATGGCGTCTCCCATGAAGGGTATCGCAGTCTCCAAGAATCCGGACGAGAAACTTAGTGTTCCGTCGGTCGCAGGGGACTGGGCACTGCTCATCGTGGGCGGTCAGCTCAACCACATGCAGGACTGCACGCCTGACGGGTGGACCGGTAAGTACGCCGCCAACGAGGACATTCGGTCTTGCACCGTAGCTGTCAAAATGGTTGCCAATCCTGCCGACACCCAGAACGTGGCGTGGAAGTCCAAGAACGCAACCTACACCGCCAGGTGCTGCTCGGTCCTTATTGTTCTCGACGGCACCAAGGTCAAGCAGCTCGTTCCGAGGATGCCGGAGAAGGAATCCGCCGGTTGGCAGAACGGACCGTTTCCGCAGATCACGGGGTTCGTGCAGCACGATGTGAACACCGCTGCGGTTGGTGCATTCCCCGCCAACGTCGAATCCATGACGAATGGGAACTGGGGCAAAGCCACGGACAAGTCCTGGTCCTCGATCGTCGTCGGATACGCGCAGTCCGCATACGCTCCGCCCTCCGATACCGGCATCAAGGTTCGGTTCGGCGTCGACGTTAGGCTCAAGGAGCAGAACGACTCGCTCGACCCGACTCTCGCCGACGGATCCAAGATCGGCGTTGTCGTCTGGGATGGGGTCAAGGAGATCGGGACGCTCACTATGAGGGCCATTCCCGAGGGAGCCAAGACGATCACGGAGCTTTTCAAGATTCCGCATTTCATCGTGGCCCATCGGGGCGGATCCCTGTCCTGGCCCGAGCATACCGAGGTCGCCTACACTCAGGCCGTCGACTACCATGCGCACGCATTGGAGTTCTCGGCGGCCCGAAGCAAGGACGGCGTCTGGTTCGGATGCCACGATCAGAGCATGAGCCGCCTCGTTCCTGCGCTGACCAAGAAAGCCGACGAGTACACCTGGGCCGAGATCAAGGCCGAGGCGTCGAAGACTCAGTACATGCCAGCCAAGCTGGACTGGTTGATCGAGAAGTACAGCTCCACTCACGTCATCGTCTTCGATCCGAAGTACAAGATGGCTCAGTGGCGAGAGGTCTGCGACATCTTCAAGGGCATGGAACGGAAAGTCATCATCAAGGCCTACTTCGACTCCAAGTGGATGTTCGACATGGTTCGAGCTCGCGGTTTCAAGACCTGGGGCTATGCCTACAACTCGGACATCGGCAAGACGACGTATCCGGACTTCCTCTCAGGTAAGATCTGTGATATTCTGTCCATGGAGTTCGACGCGCCCCAGACTACCTGGGACCCGATCAAGGCCTCCGGACTCCCCACCGTTGCGCATATTCCCGCCACGCTTGACAATCTCAAGGTCGGATGGTCCCGAGGGGCCATGGGCGCCATCGTGGCCGGTATCGCGGCGTCCTGTGAGAGGGCCGCATGAGTCCAGCGTTCACGCTGGAGATCGATTCGAGGATGGATACGGGAAAATGGCTCGAGAGACTCAAAGAGGGCCGCTTCTTCGATTTTCTCGACGATTGTGGACAGGCCGGGGTTGCGGCATTGGCTGCTGCGACTCCGGTCAGGTCCGGTTACACCGCATCCTGCTGGTCCTACGAGATCAAGCGGAGCGCCAACAGAGTCTCATTGGTCTGGAACAACTCCCACGTGGAGCAGGGTGTCCCGATCGCAGTCATATTGCAGTACGGGCATGGCACCAGAACCGGTGGCTATGTCCAGGGCGTGGATTATATAAATCCGGCGCTCAGGCCTATATTCGACAGCATCGTCAAGCAGCTTGAAAGTGCGGTGAGAGGCTAGTGGCGTCCATCGAGGAGCGGGTAGTCTCGCTCAAGTTCAACAACGGCCAGTTCATGAACGGGGTTCAGGACTCCCTCAACGGAGTCAAGAAGCTCGAGGAGGGGCTGGCATTTCGCGGCGGCGTCGAGGGGATCAACCAGGTCTCCGCAGCCGCCAAGAACCTCAATTTCTCGGAGGCCCAGGCGGGTATCGCCGAGACCACGAGCAGATTCTCGGCCCTTCAGTCGATCGCGTTCGGCGCACTTGCCAGCATCGGCGGCAAGATCACCGAGATCGGCTCCTCGATGCTCTCGAGCTTCACCGTCCAGCCGCTTATCGACGGTATGAAGGAGTACGAGCTCCAGCTCAACTCCGTTCAGACCATTCTGGCCAACACCGCCCAGAAGGGCGAGACGATTCAGACCGTCAACGCGGCCCTGGACCAGCTGAACACATATGCGGACCAGACCATCTACAACTTCGGTGAGATGACGTCCAACATCGGTAAGTTCACCGCTGCCGGTATCGGTCTGGATGACTCGGTCGCATCGATTAAAGGTCTGGCGAACTGGGCCGCCGTGGCTGGAGCCAACTCCGAGGCTACCTCGAGGGCCATGTACCAGCTTTCGCAGGCCATGGCCGCTGGTACGGTCAAGCTTCAGGACTGGATGTCCCTAGAGAACGCGGGTATCGCCACCAAGCAGTTCCAGGATCAGCTTATCCAGACTGCCAAGATCCATGGCAAGAGCGTCGATGAGATGATCGCCAAGGATGGGTCATTCAGGCTCTCCCTCCAGGAGGGATGGCTTACCCAGGAGATCATGATGGAGACCCTCAAGCAGATGGCTGGGGAGTACTCCGACGAGCAGCTCGCATCCATGGGCTACACCGAGGAGCAGATCGCTCAGATCCAGGAACTGGCCAGGACGGGTATGTCCGCGGCCCAGGACATCAAGACCTTCTCCCAGCTGATGGGCGTCATCGGCGAGGAGCTCGGTTCGTCCTGGGGTCAGTCGTTCCGAATCATCTTCGGCGACTTCGAGCAGGCCAAGGCCCTGTGGACTCAGGTAGGTGCATTCCTCACCGGCCCGAGCGGCATCATCACCCAGATGGGCAACGCTAGGAACGCTCTTCTCCAGGGATGGGCGGACCTCGGTGGTAGGGAGAAGGTCCTCGAGGGCCTCGCCTCCCTGTTCCACGCCATGTGGGAGCCGCTCCAGCGCATTGGTCAGGCGTTCTCGCAGGTCTTCAGCGGTCCATCCGCCGAGGGTCTGTACAGTATCTCCGAGGCTTTCGCCAACTTCATGGCTAAGCTGGTTCCTAGTGAGTCGACAATCGAGTCCCTCGGCATGTACTTCGAGGCGTTCTTCCGAGTCATCAAAATAGGAGTCATGGTCCTGTCAGACTTCGGCAAGATCGTGGCATGGATCGCCGGTGGAGCGCTCAAAGGTCTTGGGGCTCTCATTTCCAGCCTCCGTGGTCACACCGCGGACTGGTCGTGGCAACTCAGAGACCATGTCGTGGCCATTCAGGAGTGGTACGACAACCTGAATGTCGCCGAGAACGTCATCAAGGCTATCATCTGGACGGGCAAGGGTCTCAAGCGCATCTGGGAGAACTTCTCGGAGGGATTCCACGACGAGATCACGCCCAGCCTCAGGCGACTCAGGGAGGCCTGGGACGCCCTGTGGGAGGCGCTTAAGTCCGCTGGCTCCGGCATCAAGGAGGCCGTCGTTGGACCGTTCCGGGAGCTCAAGCAGGGCGCCCAGGAGGTCGGTCAGGCGCTCGGCATCGTCGGTGAGTCCACGGATGATGCGGGTGATTCCGCTGAGGAGAACGAGTCCAAGTTCACCAAGCTCAAGAACAAGATCGTCGATCTGTTCGAGTCCGCCTTCAAGAAGTCCTACTTCTGGGGGCAGCACCTGGCCGACCATCTTATCCCGGCGATCGAGAAGCTCACCAGCTTCATCAACTGGCTGACCGAGTGCATCAACAAGCAGGCGGTCGTCGTCGAGGACTGGTTGACTCCTAAGATGCGAGCTCTGGCCGAGCTCTACGACGAGATCTCCACCAAGTTCAGTGAGTGGGCCGAGCAGATGAAGAACGGCCCGGATATCGCCTGGCTCTCCTCCATCGGCGGCATTCTCAAGTCCGTTGGATCGGGCGTCTGGGGCGTCCTGAAGAACCTGGCAACACTGAACTTCGACTTCGACGTCGAGCCGTTCAAGAAGGCCTTCAGTGACCTGAAGACTCTCATGGGCGAGTACGCCGAGTCCGTCAAGTACGGCTGGAGCACCACCAAGGATTTCATCGCAAATCTCGAGCTCAAGGACAAGGCGACCGCGGGCTGGAAGAACTTCGTTAAGCTTATTCAAGGCATCGGCAAGGTTCTCGGAGCTATCGGGAAGGTAGCCGTAGTCGCCGCCAAGGCTCTCATCGAGCCGTTCAAGGGCGCGTTCAGCGAGCTCAAGGAGATGGCTGACAACGGGGACTACACCGGCATATTCGACAGTATCCTGAAGGCTGGAGCCCTGGCCACCTTCATCGCCATGGCTCGCAAGGTCATATCCACACTCAAGGAGTGGGGACAGGCCGGGTCCAACTTCGCGGGCATCCTCGGTAGTGTCAAGGACACCATTGACGCGTTCAAGGACTCGATGGAGGCTACGACCAGCAAGGTAAAGGCCACTACGATTCTCCTGCTCGCAGCTGCGGTCCTCGTTCTGGCAGGCGCTCTGTGGGTCGTCGCTCAGATCCCGGCCACCAAGATCATCATGGCCGGATCCGCACTGTATTTCATGTTCAACATGCTGAAGAAGGCCGAGGACGAACTGTCCGAGTCCAACGATAACAAGGACATGAAGGGCATGGCCAAACGAATGCTGGCCTTGGTCGTATTGGCCGGGGTAGCACTACTCCTCGGCAAGGCCCTGAGTAACATCGGCTCCATGGACTGGGATGACATTCTCAAGGGCGTCATCGGACTGTACGCGGTCGTGAAGATGATGATATCCATGGCCGACACCACAACCAAGAGCAATGTCGATCTGCTTGCCTTCTCCCTTGTGGCGGTTCCCTTGGGTATCGGTGTCTGGCTGCTCGCTCAGGCGGTCAAGCCTCTCGGCGAGATGAGTGTGTCCGACCTGGCTCAGGGTGTTATCGCGCTAGGACTAATCATGAAGATGATGTCCATGATGTCTCAGATGGGGACCGTCAAGATCAAGAAGGCTTCGGCTTTCGCGTTCCTTGCCTTGGCCCTCACCATGAGACAGATTGCCAAGGTCCTCACCGAGATCGGTGAGTTGTCCTGGGGCGACACCATCAAGGGCATCATCGCTATGGACTTGTGCCTCACATCTCTGGCCGTGGCCGTATCCAGGCTCGGCGAGGGAGAGGAGGGACTCGGAGGTAAGCACCTTGTAGGGGCTCTGTCTGCTCTCATTCTCGCAGTCACGCTCAAGATCGTGGCTAAGGAGATCGAGAGTTTCGCCACCATGGACTGGGGTACCTACGCCAAGGGCCTTACTATGATGGCTGTGGCTCTGGGCATCCTAGTCGGCATTTCGAGCCTGGGCGGCGGAAGCCTCGGCGGTGCTGCGGGCCTCATGATCACCGTACTGGCGCTAGCTATGCTAGTCCCGGTTATGCGAACATTGGGCGAGATGGACTGGGGTACCGCGGGCAAGGGCATCGCTATTATGGCCGCGGCTCTTGGCGCACTCGTGGTCATCGGGTACATCGCCGAGGGAGCTGCCATCGGACTGGTCGCTCTGGGCGGTGCTATATTGATGATTGGCTACGGTGTCGGTCTGGCTACCGATGGTATAGCCAACTTGGTGAACGCCATCGCCAACCTGTCGACCACCGGAGCCGAGGGTGTCCAGACATTCCTGGACGCCGTCGACGGATTCATCGAGCGGATGCCCGCCATGGGTACGGCCATCGGTGAGGCTTTCATCAACTTCATGCAAGTCTTCATCGACAACCAGGACACCATCGTCGAGTACATCAAGGTTGTCTTGACGTCCGCGGCCCAGGCGATGATCGAGTCAATTCCGACGTTCGTCGAGCTCATGATCACCATCATCCACGCGATCATACAGGTGGTATACGACTGCGCTCAGGAGATCATCGACTGCGCCATATTCTTGATCATCACCTTGTCGGATGCTCTTATTCAGAACATGCCGACACTGGTCGAGAGGGGCTCTGACCTCCTCACGTCCTTCCTCGAGGGTCTGTCCTACAAGATCCCCGAGATCGGGACCAAGGCGACCGACTGCATCGTGGCATTCCTTCAGAGCCTCGGCGACAACATGCCGAGGATCACCCAGGCGGCGTTCGAGACGATCATCAAATTCGTCAACGGGCTCGCCGATGCCATCGAGAACAACTCGGGCGCCTTGATGGATGCTGGCATCCGGCTTATCACGGCGATCAGGAACGGTATCGTCAATGGCATCAAGCAGCTCGTATCCACGGGTGTCTCGGGGATGAGGAATGCCGGTCACAGGCTCGTCGAGGGCCTGAAGAACGCGATCAAGGGCAAGATCGAAGAGGTCAAGCAGACGATTCGCAACTTCGGTACCAGCATCGTCAACACGACCAAGCAGGTATTCGGTATTCATTCTCCTTCTCGTGTCATGTTCGAGATCGGTGAGTTCCTGATGCAGGGTCTGACCAACGGTATCTCGGAGAACACCGAGCAGGGGATCGACGCGGCCTCCACGATGGCTCACGACACCGTCGACGCGCTCGCCAAAGGCTTCGGCAACACGAAGGACATTTGGAACGACGCGTTCGGCGGAGACATGAACCCGACGATCAAGCCGGTTCTGGACCTCTCGCAAGTGGAGGAGCAGGCCAGCAAGATCCAGGAGCTTCTGCCGCAGGACGATATTCAGGAGAACCTGTCGGCCAACATGACGACCCAGCTCGCGGGCAGGGCCGTCCAGGGCGCTCAGTCCCGCGTCGGCGAGACTGTGAACGAGACTGTGAACAACGGCTCCAACGTCGTGTTCAACCAGTACAACACGTCTCCCAAGGCTCTGTCCGAAACAGAGATCTACAGGCAGACGCACAACCAGATCGAACAGTTCAGAGGAGCCATGTACGACTTATGATCGAGTCCATAGAGTTCCTGACATATCGTCAGCACAGGATCGTGCTCTCGCTCACGAACCCATGGATCGAGGGTGTCGCGGTCAAATCCGTCGACGGTCTGTCGGCAACGAAGGCCTCGATCAACACCACGGAACTGGCTCTGACGGACGTGGCGATCTTCAACGGCGCGAGGGCGGGAATGAGGAACCTCAAGATCAAACTCGCGCCGTTGCCATATCCCGACATCGAGACGACCCGTCAGCGCATCTACTCCTGGTTCCAGATCAAGCAGCCCATGTCTGTATACGTCAATACAGACAAGCGCAGGGTCAGGACCGAGGGGTACGTCGAGTCGGTCGAGACCGATATCTTCTCCAAGGATGAGGAGATCAACGTCAGCATATTGTGTCCGGATGCTTACTGGCATGACGCCGACACGATGGTCAACCAGAACCTCGAGTGGAAGCGAGACATCGGGTCTTTCGAGTTCGACTTCATGGATGAGCCCTCCCCCTCGCTCGAGTTCGCCAAGGATCGTGGAGTCCTGTCTGCGGTCATCGACTACAAGGGCGAGGTGGAGACCGGTTTCACGATGATATTCCGGTTCCGCCCGGGGGCCAAACTCCCGATCACGGTCACCGAGACGTTCTCCAGGGACACCTTCAAGCTCACCGGGGCATTTCTCGACAAGACGTACTACAAGGTCGATCCGATCGTCGGCGGCGACGTCGTCACCGTCAATTCCCGGGTGGGCTCCAAGTACATCATCCGGACCAGAGGCGACCGCAAGGACAAGTTCCTGGCGGCACTGGACCGGAACTCGGACTGGCTCAAGCTGAGGCCGGGTACCAACGAGTTCCAGATCGCCATGAACGATCCGACGCTGACCGACGTCTACTTCTCAACCGACGTTCTCTACCAGGGGGTGTGACATGTATCTTGCCGTACTGGATGAGTCCATGATCATCCAACATATCTGCGAGGACTACAAGTCCGTCGTCTGGACTGAGCGATTCCACGGATTCGGGGACTTCAAGCTCGTGGTCCCCGGAACCCTGGAGAACCTGAGGACTTACCAGCTGGACTACTACCTGTACGCCAAAGGCACGAACAAGCTCATGATCATCGAGCAGGTCGAGCTCAACACGGAGTACGGTAAGGAGTCCATGCTGACGGTCAGCGGGCGTAGTCTTGAGTCCATATTGGACAGGCGGGTCATGCACCCGTATCCCATCTGGGGCGGAACACTTCTGTGTAAACAGGAGAGGACTCGAGGCAAGGTCAAGGACGTCATCAAGCATTACAGCAATCTCCTGTTCAAGCAGAGGGATTCCCTGGATGCGAATCATGCGAGGCACGTAAAAGCGTACGGTTGGTACGCAGTGGATGAACTCCCCGAGAGTATCCGCAAAGGGCGACCAGTATCCTCAATGGATATCGGGGACATTCAAGTCAGCGCGGCCAACAAGGTTCGACCGATGGTTCCTGACAATGCCGTTGGCTGGGGGAGTTATCCCGACTACGATAAGGATCCCTATAGTATGGAGGGATCCTGGTACAAGATCGTTCAGGAATTGACGGACCTCACAATGTCTGGCTGGGCGATCGAGTACGACGGCGAGGACCCATATTACTGGTACGGTTACACCTACAACGGTGTCAATCGCACATTCGGTCAAGGGGAGCGCCCGGCAGTGGTGTTCTCCCCTAAGTACGACAACCTGTCCAAGGCCACGTACTTCAAGTCCAAGGTAGGAACTCGCACCAAGATCTTCTCGGGAGCGGTCAAATTCGAGGTTCCGTATGAACTCACCCGAAAGGGTGAATACCTTGACAGCAGCGCGAACAACACCATGCAGAACGAGTCGATTCAGGTCGGAACCAACGGCCTTGGGCTCCGAGAGGGTTACTTGCAGAGTCCTTCGGTTGAGCAGACTAACGGCATGATGCACGATTCGCTCGGCAATAAAGGAGTTCAGCCGAACGACCCCAACTCGATTCATCGCCAGATCCACGAGCAGTGCAATACCGAGCTGTGGAAGCACATGCCGATCGAGATGTTCTCGGGTGAGGCCGCTCAGCAGTCCATGTATGTCTACAACGAGGACTTCTTTCTGGGCGATTTCGTGCAGATCCAGAACGAGTTCGGGCAGCAGGACATCGCTCGGGTGACCGAGTACATCCGTACATCCTCGGACTCGGAGGGGGACGTCTTCTATCCGACGTTCCAGTCCTTGTCCGATATTCAGAAGTCGAAACCGGGGTTGAACATCACATGACAGAGAGATCAGGATTTTTCGTCTCCATCAACGGAGACCGGAAGTACTCCGCGGACGACTTCGGACGCATGTTCGACGGGGTCATTTCTGACGGCATCTTCCAGAACTGGGGTCGGGGCTACCAGGTCGTCAAAGGGAACGGGCGAACCATCATCATCCAGTCCGGCCGAGCCTGGCTCAAAGGGCACTGGCTCGAGAACGACGCGGAGCGGTACTACAACCTCAACCCTGGTAGTACCGACGGTGATCGATACGACGCCATATACATCCGGGTCAACAACACCAGGGACGTTCGCGTCGCCGGTATTCGGGCTCTCCAGGGGAATCCGAACGAGGGTATTCCGCAGCCTATCCAGACAGCGGACAACTACGAGGTCCTCATCGCCGCTGTACGCGTTCCGAGGGGGGCCCAGGACGCATCAGCTTTCGAGATCATCGATCTGCGAGGCAAGGCGGGTCCCGAGAATGCTCAGTGGGCTCAGAGCGTCATGCAGCCCAAGCAGATCACTCTGAACAACAAGTTCGATTTTCTGAACGCCTTCAACAACGACCCGAACCTTAAGAAGGTCATCACACGGGGCAACAACCTCGGTAAGACCATCACGGCCGCCCAGAAGATGGCCATCAGGAATGGGACGTTCGATGGGATGTGGTTGGGCGACTACTGGCAGTTCAACGACAACACCTGCCGGTGGATCATCGTCGACTTCGATCGATATCTGGATCACCCCAACGGGACGAACCAGCACCGGATCACGATCATGAGCGACCGTAATCTGGGAATCGACAATATCGGCGAGTCCGGCTGGTGCAACAAGGGGTGGAACGGCTCCAAGATGCGCCGAGACTACGCCGAGGGCATGCTGCGCTTCGCATCCGCCCTTCAGGCGTTCGATATCTCGGATTTCAAGACCTTCCCAGTGTTCGAGCCGCATGAGTTCGAGAACACGGATAATTCCTGGGAGCTGACCGAGAAGAGCTGGAGCTGGGAGTACCCAAAGGTCACCATTCCGTCGGAGTTCGAGATGTTCGGATCCAACTTCGTCCACGTCCGGGTCAACGGCAGCGAGAACAATGCGTCACCGATAGCTCGCCAGCTCAGCTATTTCCGTCTGGGCAACCCGATTCCATTCTCGGGCGAGTCGTTCTGGCTCAGGGATCAGGTCACCAAGAACCGCTTCGCCCTGTATTACGGCGACCAGCGGCATGTCTCATGGGCGGACTGGACCAGTAAGTACGGCGTTCGCCCGCTCATGTCCATCGGAGGCTGAATGCAACCCATGTTGGAGCTCGTGATCACCATTTTCGGCTCAGTACTCACGAGTAGTGGGATCTGGGCGTATCTCCAGAAGAGATCCGAGCGACATGACGCCAAGACTCAGCTGATGCTCGGTCTGGCACATAATCAGATCGTGGCCCTGGGGACGGCATATCTGTCCCGGGGTTATATCACGATCGATGAGTTCGAGGACTTGCAGAAGTATCTGTACCAGCCCTATCACACTTTCGGCGGCAACGGGACCGCCGAGAAGGTCATGGACGCCGTGAACAGGCTTCCCATTCATTTCCCGGACACCAGAAGGAAGGACAAGCGTTTTGTCTCTGTCGAATCAGACCTACAACACCCTGAAGTGGATTGCCCAGATTCTGCTGCCTGCCCTCGCCACCCTTTATCTGGCGCTGGCGGGCCTGTGGGGGTTCCCTCACACTGAGGCCGTCGTCGGCACCATCACCGCCGTCGACACCTTCCTGGGCGCTCTGCTGGGTCTGGCGTCGAAGAACTACGAACCCAAGGTCGACGGCGTCCTCCATGTGGACCACAAGAACCAGGAGGTCTACGCCGCCCTCGAGACTTCCGCTGAGGACATGACCAAGAAGGACACAGCCACCCTCAAGGTGTCAGAGGTCGCCTGAGACGCGGATCAGACATGGATCATAATGATACCCCCATTTGAAAGGAACACCATGTCCGACAACAAGCCGAACGCCAAGTCCGCCCTGGATGACGCTTACGCCTTCATCGACGGCATGGATCCCGACAGTGAGGCCTACACCCACGCTCTCCGCAACATCAAGGACCTGGAGCAGATACAGGACGCCAAACGGCGCCGCTTCTGCCCCAGTCCGGATGCTGTGGTGGGCGCTGTGGGCTCATTCGTCGGAATCGTCGCCATCCTGAAGGCCGAGCAGATATTCCCGGTCGCCTCGAAGGCTCTCGGATTCGTCGCTAAGATCCGCATCTGAGAATCAAGACCTAGGACCCCACAAGGGTTCTAGGTTTTTCGCAAGGGCAACAAGGGCTATAATGAGACCCCCATTACCTCAACGAAAGGAACCATCATGTTCACCACCGTTCTTGGTTGCGCTGCCTTCGCCGTCGCCTTCCCCGTTACTATCAAAGCCACTTCTAGCGCTATCCTCAACAGCGTCAAGAAGGACCAGGAGCAGAACGCGAAGCTCTGCCGCATGGCGCGCGCCAACTGCAAGAACCCTCGTCACGATGCGTGCCCCATCTACGAGCACTGATCTCGAACTCCAGAATCCGCAAGGGTTCTGGTTTTTGATTCGGAAAAATTCCCGGGTGAGAAATTCAGAACGCGGATTCCGCAAGTGCTATAATGAGACCCCTCACGAAAGGAACCGTCATGTCCATCATCTTCACCATCTTCGGAATCATCTCCTTCGCCATGTTCGCCTACGCCGTCTACGCCCAGAGCAAGCAGATCGATCAGCTCAAGAAGGTCGTCCGCCGCCAGCGGAAGACCATCGAGAGCCTGTCGACCACGCTTCCTCAGGACGCGCTCAGCGTTCAGCAGCGCTTCGAAGAGAGCTGGAACGAGATCAAGAAGATCCTCGACCCCGACACCACCAAGAACTGAATCTCACTCCCAGAGCCCTCACGGGTTCTGGGTTTCTCGCAGGATCAGCAGGGCTTATAATGAGACCCATACGAAAGGAAAGATCATGCTGATCTCCCGCCTCGTCGAGAGCTTGATAAAGTCGATCATCTACTGCGTTGGCATCTACGCCATCGTCAAGTGGTGCATCAACCGAAGCAAGAACTCGAAGCAGGACTTCACCAAGCCCATCCACATCGACACCAGTCTCTGATACCCATACCTAGAACCCATCCCGGGTTCTAGGTTTCTCGAGAAAAGGAACGCACATGAACGACGCTGATATCCAGGTTATATACCGCGACGTCGACCGGGAGACCAACACGGTCCGAGTGGCACTCAAGGTGCCGAAGAGCACGGACCCCGAGATCGCCAAGGCAATATTCCTCGAGGCCATCAAGAACATGCAGGAGGACCACCGATGAACCTCTCAATTCTCAGGACCGCTCAGACATTCATTCTGCGTAATTCGCACCATATCCTCACAGGTCTCGCCCTCCTCGGAGTCGGAGCGTCTGTGGCCCTGAGCGTGCGAGCCGACAGGATCATGCACGAGTGGGATATTGATGAGTTCAAGCAACTCACCAAGGAGCAGAGGATCAAGCTATACGCTCGGATCTACGCCCCTCCGGCCATCGCCATATTGACGACGGGAGTCTGCATCATCGGAGCCCACAGCATTTCGGTCAAGCGCGAGTCTTCCCTGCTCCTCGCCTACGAGGGCACCCGGAGTATGTACGACCGCTATCGCGCGTCCGTTCAGGATCGCCTCGGTCCTGAGGAGAAGCAGATAGCTGAGAAGGCAGCCTCCAAGGCTCAGCCGGCTCCTCGTGAGACGATCGTCTATGGCGAGGGCGACTGCCTGTTCTACGACGCCTACAGCGGGCGTTATTTCAAGTCGACCGTCAACAAGATCGATCGAGTCGTCAACGAGCTGAACTACACCCTGCTTCGGGAGATGTGCGTCAGCCTCAACGAGTTCTACGCCGGCATCGGTCTCGAGGGCATTTCCCTGGGCGACCAGCTCGGATGGAATGAGCAGAGGCAGATCGAGGTGCACTACGGCTCCCGGGTCACCGAGGAGGGTCGAGCCTGCATCGTCCTCGATTTCGTGGTCGAACCGACCGAGAGGTGGTACAAGCTCTCGTGAGATGAGCATGGCTCATAATGAGACCCCTCAAGAAAGGAACGACCATGAGTTTCAAAGAGACCACCGGATACAAGGTCGTCAACTTTGTCGCTTCGACAACCGCCAGCATCACCGCCGGTGCTGTCGTCAGCGCTCTCTGCCCTCCAGCCGGAGTGGCATTGACCGTTGTCTACAGCCTCGGCAGTGGTGTCCTCGGCTCATATGTCGGAGACAAGGCCGGACAACAGTACGCCGAGAACTTCGCCGAGACCATCGATTCCATCAAGACACCCTCGAACAACTAGACAGTCCGTGCCCCTCAACAAGGGGCATAGGCTTTCGCAGATTCTGCACGCCATATAATGAGACCCCATCAACTCGAAAGGATACTCTAATGACTGAGACCACCGTTTCCACCACGACTCCGTCCACCGAGCCCGTTGAGGACGACTCCCCCGTCGTCGCCGTCAACTGGAGCAAGCTCGGCCGTATCGCCAAGAAGAGTGCTCGCTACGCCCTGCCCGCCGCAGCCGGCTTCGCAGCTCTCTGCCTGGTGAAGGCCCTTGCCTCCAGCGACGATGACACCGAGGAGACCGCCTCGACGTCTTCGGACGACGTGGTTGACGCTGAGCTCGTCGACGAGACCGACGACTGATACACCTCGATCCCCAGGACCCCTAACACGGGTCCTGGGTTTCTCATTTTTGAAAGGAACGAACATGGAGCTTCAGACGGCCGTCGTGGTCACCCTCACCGAGAACGGCAAGACTGTCAAGCGCACGATCAAGAAGAGCGAGCAGTTCGACGAGAAGACCTCGTGGGACCATATCGTCAAGACGACGAAGTCGCTCGCCGGCATCACTCTCAACTCGATCGCCTGAGGAGGCATATTCATGATCAAGATGAACGTCAGCGCCGAGACCTTCGACGGGGACATGGTCACCGAGACCCTCTGGTTCCACATGAACAAGGTGGATCTCATCGAGCTCCAGCAGTCGGAGCCGGGCGGTTTCACGGACACGCTTCAGGCTTTCATGTCCCGCAAGCCCGAGGACTGGACCATGTCGGACAAGTTCAAGCTGTTCGATTTCTTCCGCATCATGGTCGACAAGGCCTACGGTGAGAAGTCGTCTGACGGCAAGCGATTCCGGAAGTCCCCCGAGATCCTCGCCAACTTCAGGGACAGCATCTTCTACGACGAGTTCGTCCTGAGTCTGCTGGAGGACGAGGAGAAGAGCATCAAGTTCTTCAACGGCGTCATGCCCAAGTCCCTGATCGAGCAGGCGAAGAAGGAGCGCCCCGACGTCTTCAAGACGATCGAGGCCTGACATCCATATCCTGAGGAGGCCCCGGGGAGACTCGGGGCCTCCTATTTTCCCAGAAAGGACGAACATGACGGACAACATCCCGATCCGAGGCGACCTGCCGGCCAACGCCCGCAAGTCCAAGCCCAGGCCCGAGCGCATCGTATCCACGCCCGCCAGGATCGACAAGGGGTCGCTCGGGCGCCAGGCTCTGAGCGCATTCTTCGCCGAGGACATCAAGGAGGTTGGGAACTACCTGCTGTGGGATATCGCCCTGCCGAGCATCAAGAACGCTGTCAGCGATATCTTCACCTCCGGCATCGACCGTCTGCTCTTCGGCGGCGACGGCGGTCCTCAGCGCTCCAAGTCCAGCAGGACCTACACCTCGTATTCCAACAGGACCTACGGCAGGCGCGAAACACCGACCGAGCGGGTCTACACCCAGAGGGACCGCCGTGAGCACAATCTCGAGTCCATCATTTTCGCCACCCGTAATGAGGCGGAGGACGTCCTGAACCATCTGATCAGCATCTGCGATCAGTACGACGTAGCGACTGTCGGGGATCTGTACGGTATGGCCGGGATCTCCCAGACGTATACGGACGAGAACTGGGGTTGGAGGGACCTGCGGGGAGCCAGGGCCGTCCGAGCCCGCAACGGGTATATTCTTGATCTGCCGAAGCCGGAGGACGTTCGATGAAGAGTGAGGACCGGACCACGGCGTACGGGGTCGGAGCCATATTGGTGGTGCTTGCGGTCACAGCCGGGCTGATCGCTCAGGAGATCTGGCTTGTGGCACTCAGTCTCATGACGGTGGCTCTCTGGGTCGCCGTAGGATTCATTTACGACTTGTGGAAGGATGATGACGAGTGACAGTCGAGCAGATGCGCGCTAAGCTGCGCACGGCATACGGCGGCGCCCCCGCATGGGTCACCAAGGTCAATCAGATGAGCGATGGACAGGTCATCGCCGTATACAACAAGCTCAACGAGAGGAAGTATTTCGCATCATGAGTCTCACCATTGTTACACGCCTTATCGGCAAGGGCGCTCTCGTAGCCTCGAAGCACGCTCCGGCCATATTGACGGGGCTGGGCATCGCTGGGTTCACCGCTACCACGGTTCTGGCGGCCAAGCAGACGCTGAGCGTCGGCGAGGCCACGTGGGAGGACCTGAACGAGCTGTCGACGGTCAAGGCGGCAGAGGACGAGGAGAAGTTCGAGAAGAAGGATATCCAGATCGCCAAGGCCCGTGCCTGGGCCAAGCTCGCCGGCAGTCTCGTCAAGCACTACGCGCTGCCGCTGAGCATTGGGACGGCCTCCGCCATTTCCCTGATCCTCGCACACCGCATTTCCGCCAAGAGGATCGCCGGTCTGTCCATGGCCTACGCCGGCCTTGAGGAGTCCTTCCGCAAGTACCAGGACAAGATGAAGGAGAGCCTCGGCGAGGAGACGGTCGAGAAGATCATCGACCACTCCAACGAGAAGGCCCTCGATGAGGCGAAGAAGCAGTACTACGACGAGACGGGGCGCGAGTTCCAGCTCAAGCCCGAGGAGTTCATGAGGGAGCTCGGGGTCTCGCCGTATGCTGTCATATTCGATCAGAACGCGGGAGCCTGGGAGGGCAACGAGGACTACAGCCTCATGATCCTTCACGCCCAGGAGAACTACGCAAACGACATCCTGAGGACTCGCGGGTATCTGCTCCTGAACGAGGTCTACAAGGGTCTTGGGCTTCCCCAGACTAGCGCCGGTGCAGTGGTCGGCTGGGTCTATGACAACGAGGACGGCGACGGCATCGTTGAGTTCGGCAATTTCGAGGTCCTGAACTATCGGGATTACGACCCGGTCGTCGGCCGTGAGGTGACCAAGTTCGTGCTCGACTTCAACGTCGACGGCGTGATCTGGGACCAGATCGACAGGCTGGCCATTCGATGAAGGCGCTGTTCTTCATCCTGCTGGGCTATTTCATCGGACGACTGATCACGAGAAGGGAACGATAATGCATTTGCTGCCGGCGCTCGTCGTCGGTCTGACGGCGGGACTCCTCGCCGTTCAGGACTGCAAGGACGAGAAGTGGACTACGGAGAATGAGCCCGAGCGGGCTGTCACGTATTCCGTCGAGGTCTTTCAACCGATCTCGGATGAGGAAGTTAGGGAGCGCAACGAGATGAGGGAGAAGTACGAGAAGATCGTCGAGGACGAGTACCTCCGATTCGCCATGGAGGAGGACATTTCCGAGGAGATCGGTGACGAGCCGGAGGAAGAGAATGAGCCCGTTGCCGAGGGCGAGTCCATCCGGGAGATCACGGAGGAAGAGTACGACGAGGGTGCCTTCAACTTCGATCGGGTCGGTCTGATGTATTTCACAGAGGACCGCGTCCTCTGCGATGGTGACATGGTCACGATCGACAACATGGGCGAGTGGCTCGGCAATGTCGACCTCGAGACGCAGTCGGACGAGATCGTCGTCAAGTGGATCCGCAACTTCGATCTCTCCTACGACATTCGCCTCGAGATCATTGAGGACTCGTACTCCGGATCCCACTGATGGAACAGGAGTACTTCGACTTCCTGCTCTCATTCCTGGACGAGAGCGAGGATGAGCTGCCGAGCATATTCGACAGCCATCACCTCCTGTGGAAGCTCCACCATATCGAGTTCCGCTACTCCGCCATGATGGACCGCAATCGGGACATGGATGGTCGTGAGTGGCGGAACCGCTATGGCGGCAAGCTCTCACCGGCATTTCGCAAGAGTCCTGCTAGCGTGCTCGAGGTCCTGCTCGGGCTCGCCGATCGCATGGCCTTCGAACTCGATGATGAGGAGGGACTCGACCCGTATTTCTGGGAGATGATCGAGAACCTCGGGATCAACTACACGGACTACCAGTTCGACAACAGCGGCAACGCCTTGGATCGGAAGGTCGACAAGACCGTCCAGAGGTGGATGAGTCGTCAGTACGATTCCCACGGACGCGGAGGCATATTCCCCCTCGAGTCCGTCCCGGAGTTCTACGAGTCGGATGAGTTCCAGAACCAGAACCGTCTTGAGCTCTGGTACCAGATGCAACTCTATCTAGCGGAGAACTACGACATATAAGGAGTCTAATGGATTTCTACGAGATTAAGGAGCGAGCCCTCAAATCGGGGACGACCGAGGTACGGCCGGCCTGGCGTGTTCTCCGATTCAAGGACCTCATGATTCGTGGGAAGTCCTTCTACGCCGTGTACAATCCTGAGACGCATTTCTGGAGTACCGAAGAGTACGACTTGATGCGAATCGTAGACACCGACGTTGCTCGCCACTTCAAGGAGACGTCCGAACGAGTGGAGGGCTCCGTCTGGGCACGGTATCTGGGGGACTACGACTCCAAGACATATTCCGACTACAAGGCGTGGATGTCCAAGCTCCCGGACGTCTATCACCCTCTGGACAGTAAGATACTGTTCGCCGATCAGACGCCCCGAAGGGAGGACTATTCCACTAGGACGCTCACATATTCACTGTGCGATGATCTGTGTCCGGCCTACGAGGAGCTCATGAGCACTCTCTACGATCCGGACGAGAGGGAGAAGCTCGAGTGGGGCATCGGAGCCGTATTCGCCGGGGACTCCAAGTGGATCCAGAAGTTCTTCGTGCTCTACGGATCAGCCGGCTCGGGCAAGTCGACCGTCCTCAACCTCATCTCGAGATTGCTGGATGATCGAGCATCATTCTTCGATGCGGCGGCTCTTGGGCGTCCGAGCGACCAGTTCGCCCTCGAGCCGTTCAAGTCGAATCCTCGCGTTGCTATTCAGCACGACGGTAATCTTTCGAAGATCGCCGACAACAGTCGGTTGAACAGTCTCATATCACACGAGACGATGGTCATGAACGAGAAGGGCAAGTCTCTCTACGAGTTCAAGTCCGAGGCCATGCTGTTCGTGGGGACGAACCTGCCGGTCCGCATCACCGACTCGAAGAGCGGACTGACGAGGCGTCTCATTGATGTGGAGCCCTCGGGTCGCAAGCTCGATATTCGTCGGTACAACGATATCATGGACCGAATCGAGGGCGAGCGGGGCTCCATTGTCAAGCACTGCATGGACCTGTACAAATCCAAGGGTCCCTCGTACTACGACGACTACAAGCCGATCGGCATGATGAGCAAGACCAATCCCATCTTCAACTTCCTCGATTTCTATCAGGACGAGCTGGATGATGAGGACGGAGTAACGCTCAAGCGCATCTACGAGATGTACAAGGAATACTCCCAGACGTATTCGGACGGGTACATGTACCCCATGTACAAGTTCAAGGATGAGATCCGGGACTACTTCGAGGAGTTCCATGATCGCCTCATGGTCGACGGGAACCGCAGGCGCAAGGTGTACAAAGGGCTACTGAAATCCAAATTTTCCCAGGGGGAGAAAACAGAGAGTCCGATTCTGGACTGGACCGACATGAGCGAGAGGGACTCATATCTCGACGAGCTCTACAAGGACCAGCCGGCTCAGTACGCCAACGAGAACGGTCTTCCAGCATATCGCTGGGACGACGTCACCACCACTCTCAAGGATCTGGACACCAGGAAGGAGCATTATGTCCTTGTACCCGAGAGAGACATCGTTATCGACATCGACCTCGACAAAGACCGCACTCGATGCCTTGAAGAGGCTCGGAAGTGGATTCCCTCCTATGCTGAACTCAGCCGATCGGGGGGTGGAATCCACATCCACTATCGATACCTGGGGGATCCGTCCGAGCTATCCAGGATGGTTGCCCCGGGAGTCGAGTGTAAGGTATACTCGGGCAAATCGGCCCTGCGTCGACGTCTCACTGAGTGCACCGACCACCAGGGCCTTACCGAGGTTGAGGTCGGATATCTGCCCGTCAAGGAACAGCCAGTGATCAAACAGGAGGTCATGCAGAGCGAGAAGTCGATTCGAAAGCTCATATCCCGCAACCTCCGCAAGGAGATCCATCCCGGGACCAAGCCCAGCATCGACTTCATCAAGAAGATCCTGGACGACGCCTACGAATCCGGCATGCCGTACGACGTGAGTGATATTCGTCAGAAGGTTCTCACGTTCGCCATGAAGTCGACTCACCAGGCCGACTACTGCATCAAGCTCGTCCAGGAGATGCATTTCTCCTCCGAGCATGATCACGAGGAGGAGTTCGAGGAGCCGACGGACGACACACCGATCATATTCGACGTCGAGGTCTTCCCCAACCTGTTCCTCGTGAACTGGAAGGTCAGGGGGTCGGACGAGATCCAGAGGATGATCAATCCGACACCGAACGAGATCTCCGATCTTGCGGAGAAGAGACTCGTCGGATTCAACAACCGTCGGTACGACAACCATATCCTCTACGGTCGGATGCTTGGGTACTCGAACGAGCAGCTCTACCATCTGTCCCGCAAGATCATCACCAACCTCATCAGGGAGGGTTTCAAGGAGGCCTACAACCTGTCGTACACCGATATCTACGACTTCGCCGCCAAGAAGCAGTCCCTGAAGAGGTGGGAGATTGAGCTGGGCATCCATCACAAGGAGCTGGGCCTTCCCTGGGATGAACCGGTTCCCGAGGACCGCTGGGAAGAGGTCGCGGCATATTGCGACAACGACGTGATCGCGACCGAAAAGGTCTGGGATCACCTGGAGGCCGACTGGGAGGCCCGTCAGATCCTCGCATCGATCGCGGGTCTCCCGGTCAACTCGAGCACCAACAATCTGACCACCAGAATCATATTCCAGGGCCAGAGGAACACTCAGCAATACCTGAGGTACACGGACCTGTCCGAGATGTTCCCGGGCTACAAGTACGAGTACGGCAAGTCGACGTATCGTGGTGAGGAGGTCGGTGAGGGCGGCTATGTCTACGCCGAGCCCGGTTACCACGAGAACGTCGCCCTGCTGGATATCGCGTCGATGCATCCTACGTCGATCGAGAATCTCCAGCTGTTCGGGCCCTACACCAAGAGGTACAGCGAGCTCAAGAAGGCTCGTATCTTGATCAAGCACAAGGAACTCGACGAGGCTAGAAAGATCCTGAATGGCGCGCTGGCTCCATATCTGGACGACGACTCGAACCTCGACGCTCTGGCCTATGCGCTGAAGATCGCACTGAATTCGACGTACGGACTCACAGCCGCCAAGTTCGACAACCCGCTCAGGGATCCAAGGAACATGGACAACATCGTCGCCAAGAGAGGCGCCCTGTTCATGGTGGACCTGAAGCATTTCGTGCAGGAGAAAGGATACACGGTTGCCCACATCAAGACGGACTCGATCAAGATCCCGAACGCCGACGATC